ATTAACAAATGATGTTGAAGTTGTAAGAGTAATTCTCCTACAATTGAGCTTATTATAACATAAATCACCATGGATGTCAAGAATTATTTTCGAGTGCATCGTTACGATGCGTTCACGGCGTCTTTTTTGACTTCCAAAAATTTCCAAAGTTGTACGTGAAGAGGAGTCCAGCGCCACGCTCGCTCGCATGTCTATTAACCGCCCTCCTATGCTATGCGTTGACTTTTCGGAACAGCTTTAATTTTTTATTAGCTTGCCTTCTCATTTCGCTAGCGATCGCCCAACGCATACGCTGGGCATTGCTTTCTACTAGCCTAACCTTTCCTACTTTAACTATTACTGTCATTCTTTTCTTTCCTTAACCAAAATAAACTGCCGTCTAGCCCGACCGAAACATTCTTTTTCATTTCAGACCATAGCAAAACACACCTAACCAAATTATTTTTGGTTAGATGCTCTTTAACTTCGCTCTCACTGCCACTAATGACAGGAGAGAAATCACGCATTAAAATATATTTCATAGACCTAACCCCACAAACAATGCACCTAAAATGGTTGTGAACATAGACAGAATAATTAACGCACCATGGACAAAGACAGGAAGCCTATCTGTCCAATAGGTTATGGTAGCTATAGCCATGGCACACATCATAACAATGCCACCACATAAAATAAATGCACCACTAATCATGATGCACTCCTTAAACCTTTAAGGGCTAATGATTTGGCTTTAGCCATACCAAATTGCACAGACAATTTAGGTTGATTAAATTTAACACCTTTTAAATCTTTAAAAGGCAACTCAGCCAAGAGCTTTGCTCTCCTGACTTTCATTTCTAAAATAGCGTTTTTCATAATTAACTCCTATATATACTACTAATTATACAGACATTATTATAAATGTCAATACCCAAAATGAAAAAAGATGCACTTTTTTAAAGGGCATCTCTTAACTCCATATTAGCCAATTTCATGGCGGCGATATCAATTAGATCATCACGGCTAGCACCATGAGCCACGATAGGAGAGATAATCTCTCTTAATTTTTCGTTAGATAGCTGATCACATTCCATGATTTTAGCATCTATAATTTTTTCAAAAGCAAAATTCATAATTAACTCCTTATTTATACTACATATTCTCTCATACTTTTTTGGATTTGTCAACCCCTAAAACGAAAAAAGATGCACTTTTTTTAATTGAGAATGGTTCTCATTTGGGCGCGAGCGGGCGGGGCAAATCGAGCGCCCGATTCAGACCGCCGCATGACAACGTTGTCATACACCACCAGGGCGAGGATTTTTGTCACACAATTGTCACACAATTGTCACACAATTGTCACATAAAAAGCTTGACTTATTCCAGCTTTTCTGAGATAATTACATCATGAAATTACGAAATAGATCAGGAAAAAAAGGTGGTATGAATTTCATACTAATGCTTGACAATATCGTCAATTCCTGTATAATTCGTAATATGTTTAACTTTTCAAATATAGGAGAAAATTATGGAAAAGAAAATCGAAAAAACCAAAGCTCAAATCGCCAAAGAGATTGGGCAAAAAATGAATCTATCTCAATCCGAGATGACTTCTTTGGAAAGAACTTCCAAAGATATGCTCATGAAAATTATGGGGTGGATATCATAGCCCTTTGTGGTTGGGTTGGGGCAATCTTTGTAATGGTTGCCCCATTTTTTAACTTGGTTATATGGTGTGTTCTTGCAATTATTGGATTATCTCTCTTGACTATTCAAGCTATAAAAAATCGTGTAAATAACTTGATATTCTTGAACATATCGTCTATAATTATACTATTGATCAGACTTATTAAGGAACTAATATGAAAAAGAAAATATTTATTTTTGACCTTGACGATACTGTCATTGACTCTAGCCATAGAGCCACTTACAGATTTGGCGAGGGTAATAACATTATTCTTGATCTTGATGCTTGGAAAAAAGATTCTACAAGAGAAAACATTTTCAAAGATGAACTTTTGCCACTTGCAGATTTTATGAGATTTGTAAAACATCAAGGGCATTGGGTATGGGTATGCACTGCAAGAAATATGCAACAAGCAGACCATGATTTTCTTGCTCATCATGGCTTGACACCTAATGTCATGTTATCAAGACAGATTGACGATAATAGAGAAGATCACATTCTGAAAAGAAAGATGATTTCTAAACTTCTCAATCTTAAACCTTTCAAAAATTGTGAGGTATTTTTCTTTGATGATAAGGAAAAAAATCGTGATGCCATAGAGCCTTTAGCTACTGAGGTATTTAATGCTCAAGAATGCAATGAACTCAAAACGATTGGATCATCAAGAGGGGCTATAATCTAATGACATATTCTATTTATATTATGAGGGTATCAGGTTGCCCACAAGCAAGAGGATTGCGAAAAATTGGGGTTGCTAAAAATGTCGAAAATCGTAGGCAAGGCATAGAGAACTCTTTAAGAAAAGAATTTGGAAAAGATGTTCTTGTTTATGTAGAACATGCTTACCAATTGCCGAGCAAGGGGAAAGGTGGTTTTAAGGCTTATAACTTAGAACATCAGATTCAAACTTACCTTTCCCCGAAAAATGTTCGTTGGATTAACATGCCTAGAACATCAGCAGGGAGAAGCGAATGGTTTAGAATATCAACACCACTTGCTAAGAAATACCTTGCTTGTGCTTCTAGGTGGGTTAAAACTCATTTCGTAGGATTGCCTACAGAATGGGAAAGAAAAACAAATGGTCAATTAATTAAAAAGGGGGTATACTAAATGAAAATTAATTTATCAAGACTATTAGGCTCTGACAAAGATACAGCACTTGACAGAGCATGGAGACACCTTGAGGAAGGCTTGAGGGTGTCACGTGGGGCTATTAATACAGGGCAGATATTGAGCCGAAGAGAAATGGCAAAGCTAGACGGCGACGAGCTAAGGCAAGGCGAGCTATGGGACTCCGCAAAGGATAACCCACAGCCCGCACTTGACAAAGGCTACGGAAGATAATAGGATCGAGCCCCCTTCAAAAATGAGGGGGGCTTGCCGCAAAAGCGGCGGCGGGGCAAATGGGGCGCTCAAAAGGGGGCGCTGCAATTTTCATGCCAATAGCGAAGCGCGCCCTGCGCCGAAGTGCCAAAACTAAGTGCTAAAATGAAGTACAAAAATGAAAAGGCACGCGCGCTTGCCAAGTACCAAGTCTTAGCTGAAGTCCTTCCCGCCCTCTCCACCCGTATAGTATAGCACGAATTTTCTCTCTTGTCAATAGGGCAGGCACAAAAAAACCCCGCTACTGCGGGGTCTTCAACAAGCCTATCGCTACTGAGCTAAGATAACTTTGATTGTTTCCTTGTTTGCTCTCTCTAAGCTAGCAAGGGCAAACTTTGGCAATCTCATTTTTTGCTCTACTTGGCGAACAAGCTCGGCTTTAGTGATTTCTACTTTCTGTGTCATGGTTTCCTCCTCTTGAATACCTATTATTATACAGACGCCAACCCGCCATGTCAAGGGGAAAATTAAAAAATATGAAAAAAGATACTGCGGCAATCAAATCTGCTAGAAATATATACAGGGCGAAGGAAAAAGGACGGCAAATCAAGAGCTTGCGCGGGTGTCGTGCTGGCTGCGCCGAATAGTGCTAAAACTAAGTAGTAAAGTGATACCTTAGTGCAAATATGAAGTAATAAAATGAAGTGCTAGTCTTACACGCGCTTGCGCGGGGTTATAACAAGTTTCTTGTAATTATAGCAGGTTTTTGTAAGTTTGTCAATGATTTAGTGTGAATTTTTACGAAAATTTTGCCATTTTGATGGCGTGGTTTCGCGTCCCGCCCCCTCGAATTCCCGTCCACTTTTTTATGATTAATTCACATTTGTTATTGACAACGCCAATCAATTCTTGTATAATATATCCATATTTAAGAAAAGGACAAAATGATAGACGAATTTATAGCAAATTTTGCAGTAGTTTTCCTAAGTGGAGTAATTGGTTTAGCAATACTCTTCTGGGTGCTAAACTACATTATAGAGCAAATAGAGGAAATGTCTCAGTTTGACGCAGGCGATTGGTTTATGATGGCTATATTTACAGGTATATGCCTAGTGGTCGCTGGAGTAATGTCAATATGAGAAAAATATTCCTTGACAATGCCAACAAAAATTGTTATAATATGTATATGAAAAACAGAATGAATGTATCAAAATACTTAGCGAAAGTGACACCAAGTTCACGGACTAAGTTTGATGTTCACAGTCACACATGGTGGCAAGACAACAAGTATTGGATAGCACATCCATTTTGGGGACTTGTTGCCATGATTATACTAGCTTATAGTTTATGAGTAGATTTAGGCGAATAAAATTGCAACACATAAGGCAAGTCAATGAGGAGTGCCACGCTAAAGAAAAAGAAGTGGCATACAAAAAGTGGCAAGCAAACCAAATTCAAATTTGGAAAGGCATGAACGCCCTTGCTTTGATGGAAGAAGCTGAAATAAAAAAGTTAAGCGAACTTCTTGACAAGACGGATCAAAGTTAGTATAATATTCTTATTATGATTAATTGGTTAAAACACAAATTTTTAGGAGAACAAATGGCAACAGCTAATTACACAGAAGCTATGACTGACAAAATGGTAGCACAATACGAAGCAAACCCAACAAGAGAAACAGTTGAGGCTCTTGCAAAAGAATTGGGTAAAAACACTAGAAGTGTTATCGCTAAACTCTCAAGAGAAGGCGTTTATCAAGCTCAACCTCGAACAACTAAAACAGGAGAGCCGATTGTTCGCAAAGCTGAACTACTTGCTCAGATCGAGTCAACATTAGGTGTAGAATTTCCTTCCCTAGTGAAAGCCACTAAGGCTGACCTCCAAAGATTGATTGACACAATCTCTGACTAATGTCAAGGAGTGGTGAGCCTAACTCACCCACATTTGTCAAGGTGAATTAGTAGTAAAAAAATCAAAATTCTTCTTGACAAATGGTGAAAATCTCTGTATAATATACTTATATTTGATAGAGAAAAGGAAGTCAACACGACATTTCATGATCAAGCTTGGCTTCCTACCTCAAGAAAAATAATGTAAATTTTTTCTTGACAAATGGTCTCACTCTTGATATAATATTCCTATATTTGAGAAAAAGAGTAAGTTCACGAGTGACTTTTCGGAAATTGGGTTTATCCCTCTGTGAGTCGGACTTACTGACCTTCCACTCGGGTTAAAAGAAGTGGCGTTGTGTAGAATACCGACAAAAGTCTACCCCAATGGCTAACGGGTGATTACGCCCCTCATAATCGGGCAATAGAGGTTAATATTGCGATCCCGTGATGTTCGCTAATCGTTAGAAGAGCGTTCCCCTCCTCATTCAGGGTATAGATTGAGTGCCTTGTGTGCAGGTAGGATAATGCCACACTCAGTGCCTGTGCTGAATGATAACAGGACAGATGCTCGGCATTTATGCAGCGTTTTCCAGAGAAACTGTAGACTAGTAGGAAAACAGCACCTTCAAGTGAGGGTTGCCCAGAAACAATCGGGACGCTAGGTAAAAAGAAATGGTTTAGCTTCGGCGAACAAATAAACCTACCCACTGTGCACTCTCACTTGAAGGTATATACTTCACGCTGTGAGTAAGGTTGAGGACTAATGCCTACCTCACACAGCGAGAACAAAAATAATGAGATATGATAACGGCACTAACAGTTACGGCTGTGTATACCTAGCCCACATTGCCTTAACGCAAGTAGTAGGACGAAGTAAGTGCCACCCACTTCGTAGGCGTTATTGCATATAAATTCGGAATTATAAGTATGCAACCTAAGTATGAAAATTACAGGAACGAGCCAATTCCCAAGTGGACACGCTACTGGCAATGCCAACCGATACCTGAGAAGATCTATGGGTTGGCTCTCACAAGGTGGAAACGCTGATGATGAGTAGCTATCTTCTCTTAGTAGCAAAATGATTGCAACGAAAGTGCCTATACGAGCAACGGGTGGAAGTAGTAGTTCAGAGGACGAGGCGAGATTCAGCTTTAGCTGTCAACCCCATCAAGTAATGTGAGTCCAGCGAAAAAACACCCTTATGATGGCACAATTTATGGAACATGGGTGCTTGCAACCCCAGACCAGACACTGCAGTAAATATGAGTGAAATAATGTAGCATTGCAAGACACGACTCTGACAGTATTAAATCAATGGGCATATTTTTTTAGAATTGAGTTTTCATAGCCTTACTAAAAACTAATCAAAATCAAAAAACGCGGTTTGAACCCTATGTTGTAAGAAGTGTGAGTTGACGGACAAAACCACTCCCCTGCCTCATAGGGTTTTTTGTTATCCCCCTTCCCTTCACATCAAATTTTTGATGCCAAATCAAAAAAATTTCTTGACAATATTCCTTAACTCCTGTATAATATATCTATTATGAAAAAACAAAAACGCCAAAATTTAGTAGCAAAGTTCGCTAGAATGTTCCAGCGAAGCACTACTATGCGTGATAGAACAAAATACAATAGAAAATCAAAGCACAAAAACGAGGAGGTGCAGTAGTGAATTTAGATATAATGCAAATGGATAGTAAAGACTTACTTGCTCACCAATATGATGTTGGAGAGTTTGGTGCGTCTGTAAGAAAAGAACTTCGCCGAAGAGAAGCGATAGGCTTCTGGAAAGGTGAGTTTGTAATCAATAGTAGTAATTCTACCAAAGAACGCGAGTCAACAGTAGGAACTGTTAGGGTGGTGTCTAAGTGATTACAGGCGAAGAAGTTAAAAATGGCAAAGTAGATGTTCAAAAACGACATGTGTTTATATCATTTAGTGTAGAAGATATACGCTATGAGTTAGACTATTGTGCAAGTTTTGATAAAGACTATGGTGGTGATGCTTATTTAGGTGATCACAATGTGCTAGTATCAGATCTATGGATTGAAGATGCAATCTTAGAAGTATGTGATACATTTAGTTATGATTATCACTCATGGGTAAACATGCGAGATGATATCGTAGAAATTATTGAAGATAAAACCCAATCAGAGTACAAAACTGAAGTGGGAATGATAACAGGAGTTTTGGCAAACGATAATACAAGAGGAGGTGGAAATGCCAGCTAAATACAGAGAAAGTGAAAGAACAAATTACAGAACAGGTAGAATGTCAACCAATGTGCCTGTCAAAAAATACAAGCACTACTACTTAAAGTGTGCAACCAAAGAAACTTTGTTTGAAGAAATCAATAGATATGGTGTAAAACCAAAAGTCAAACAGAAGTGTGTAAACGAACTAATTAGACGAGGAGTTAAAATACAATGGGTCAATCCGACACAGGACTCCTAGTTATTGGCTGGCTAGTGCTAATTACATATGTGGCACTATTAGTAGGAAATCTATAATGGCAAAGATTTTACAGTTTCCATCAAGAGAAGTATTGCAAAAAGAAGAACAGATTGAGATGTTGAACAGGCATCTCGATCTGTGCGAAGAAGATATCAAGACTGCAATGCATCAACTTGATGACTTAAATGAAGAATTAACACAACTAAATGCAGAATATAGTGCTATTCTATCAAAACTACAGAGATTAGTATTAGATGAATAGCAGTATATTTTTTATTTGGAGGATTTATGTATAAACCAGTATGGAAAAGAAACCCTAATCTTGAGTACAAAATAGGGACAAAGTGTAATAACTCACACATTGTTGAGATCAAACACCCAACAGATCCAAGTGCTTATGCTAAGTATTGGAGTGGACAAACTAGATGGGTAAACCCAAGATGGATGGATGTAGTTCTTGCTAGTGGTGAAACTATAACTAGTAAGGAGTTGGAAATTGATGCCGTGCAATGAATGTGGAGAAAGAATACCCGAAGCTCGCTTTAATTTAGGGTATATCACATGTTTAGATTGTGGTGAAGCAGTTGCAAAACGACTTGCAGAAAAGCGAAGAAAACAGGTTGGTATCACTTACAATAAAGGTGCATACCAGTATATAACAGAATACGATTTAAAAACATTAGGTAGGTAAATATGATAAATGATTACGCAAAGTTTGTAGACACTACTACTTCAGACGCAAGTAGAAATACGAATGTTCTTGCTAACAGAGTGCTAAATCTAAGAGGAAACTTTAGTTCATTAAATGACAAAGTGACTGAAGAAGTGCAAGTAGCAAGACTCATGACTGCTGTTATTGGAATGATGGCAGAAAGTGGGGAGTTTGCAGAAGTAGTAAAGAAAAAAATATTCCAAGCTGACTCTATGTTCACTGAAGCAGAGATATTTCATATGAAACGAGAGTTGGGTGATGTTCTTTGGTATTGGTGTCAAGGCTGTATGGCTCTTGGCTTCACTCCTGAAGAAGTAATGCAAGAAAACATTCACAAATTAGAACAAAGATATCCAAATGGATTTGAAGTTGTTCGTAGTGAACTTAGAAAGGAAGGTGATATCTAATGGCAAATCATGTACATTTTAACTTACAAGTAGAAGGCATTAGCGAAGAACAGTTCGAGAGTGTTATTTCTACAGAAACAGTAAAAAGAAAAAGCTGGGATGACAGCGAGTATGAATACCAAGAGTTCAAAGAACTACATGAACAACCTTTTATGTCGCATTGTAAAGTAGAGTATGACGAGGATGGCTATTTAAGTGATAGTTGGAATTGGTATGTTAACAATGTCGGTGCTAAATGGTGTAATATTGAAGACTTTGGTGGCTGTATGTTAACAGGATACAGTGCTTGGTCTCCTCCTACAGAAATGGCGTGGAACTTAGTATATCATCTAAGTAAAACTTTCAATACACCCGTTACTGCAAAGATGACTTATGAAGATGAGTTTAGAAACTTCATCGGTATAAATGAATGGGAAACTGAATTTAACTACCCAGAGCATGACGATGAAGAAGGCGACTGGGATGTCTACCATGATGAAAACTATCTTGATGGTGAAGTAATTACTGATGCTTGTAGAGAGTATTTCGGCGAAGCATTTGAGGATGATGACTTTGAATGGTGGGACGAAATAGAAAACGACGCTGGTGAAAAAGTCATTCCACAAGAAGTGGTAGACGATGCAGTATGGAACTTCTTTGAAACAGGGGAGTTCAAAATAACATGATTACAAGTTCACAGTTAGGATTACCTCTTTATAGAGTGCTAGAAGGAATGAAAGTAGCAAAACAAAGTGGAAATACATTTACATATCCAGACGGAAACCAAGTGTATATTCTAGCTGTTGACGAGTATGATTATGTTATTTGCGAGGTAAAGCATGGGACAGTATAAAGACTTAGTAGAAAAACAAAGAAAACTTTTAGAAGCCGAAGAATGGGCTAAGAAAGTTAAGTATATACTTGGTGATCAGAATGGATTTAGGGTAGAGTTTAATGATGGTTCTTATACTCTAGAAACACCAAGTGGTAAAATGATTGAAACAGAACCTACACTTACTTTACAGGAGTGTCTTTGGCAAATGGAGGAAGAAAATGCAGATAGGTCAAGGAGTTAAAATTAGTGTGTTGTATGATCACGAACAAAACATAACACAAGGTTTCGGTGAGAAACAAAGTATTCAAATACTAATGAAAACATGGCAGTTAAGTTATGAAGAAATCTCTCAAATTATTGACGAAGATAGAAAAGAACAACAAAGACTAGAAAACTTAGGAGAAATTATATGAGTGTAAACTATACAGAAGAACAAGTTGAGTATATGAAAGAACTCTATAGTGCAAATCCTAGTAGAGAAACAGTTGAAATTCTAAGTAAAGAATTGAATAAGAGTGCTAAGTCTATCATTGGTAAATTGAGTAGAGAAGGTGTCTATCAGAAAACAGTTTATAAAACAAAGACTGGCGAAGACCCCATTACTAAAAAAGAATTAGTAGAAAATCTAGCAGATTATTTGGACTTAAACCCTGATTGGATAGCTGGCTTAGAGAAATCTCCAAAGGCAGATCTAAAAAGAGTTTGTGAAAGAGTTGAAGAATTTGCTGCGAATGCAGAGAATAATGAAACAGAATGTTATCATCTAGTTTGGAGAGGCGAATGAGAGATAAAAGATACGCTAAAGTGTTTCCGAACAATGAAAAACTTCGAAACATTATAAACAAATATGGTCAATACTTTGAAGTAGTAGGAAGTCCAGAATTGATACCTCAGTTAAATAATCAACTAGGTGTCACTTTGAAAGATGATGATATAACTTTTACTACTGAAGTAAGAAACATAAGAATAGTGCAACCGTGAAGTATCCTTTTGAAAATGTAATATTTCTAATAGGTGCTTTATTTATAATCGTCTGGGCTTTGTACAATGGTGTATATAAGCCACAGGTCGATAGTATGTATATGGACTCAGTTCCAAATACAGTAGAAAATCTAGGTTAGGGGATGTAGCTCAGCAGGGAGAGCATCGCATTTGCACTGCGAAGGTCGCTGGTTCGATTCCAGTCATCTCCACCATCCTTTCGGTCTATTAGTGAAGTGGTTATCACGCTAGCTTGTCACGCTGGAATCAGGAGTTCAATTCTCCTATAGACCGCCATTAATGCGGGATTAGTATAATGGCTTATTATGAGTGGCTTCCAACCACTAGATATCAGTTCGATTCTGATATCCCGCTCCATTTTGCCACCTTAGCTCAGTTGGCTAGAGCAGTTGATTTGTAATCATCAGGTCGTCAGTTCGAATCTGACAGGTGGCTCCACTCTTTAAAACCGTAGCGGGTGCATAGCAGACCCTTGCAAGCCTGCGGCGGGTGCATAACAGACTAGGAATAATTTGTTCAAAGTTATTTCTTTACCCACAAAAATTACCCATATACCAACTTAATCTTTTCAGTCATAAATCGACTTAAAATGCTTAATGGTCGGTAAAAATTATCGGCGAATTGGGCGAAATTGTAGTTAATCGGTGAGAATGTGTTGATTGGAAGAAAGTCGAAGAATAGATAGTTGACTTTCTTTGGGTGTGATGTGATTGACATAGAATATCATAAGCAATCGCATAAATCGTCTAAATAACAAGGTGTGCTCTTACGCTTACGCGACGAGCACTGCTTAATGTCATTCATTCGATAATGCTCTCTTTGCGAGAGACGATAAACTAATGATTGTCGTAGTAACTATCTAAATTAATTATAAATATTATACCATGACTTTATCAAAAATACAAGAAATTTTTTTCGTAGGTGGGATGATAAACGGATTTTTGTAAGTCTTTTTGTGAAGTAAAAATTTTATTTTTCTTTTGCTGAGTTGTTTTTAAACGGATTTCTGAGGGGATTTTGACTTTGCCATTTTGAAAGCCATTCAAGATCAGGTTGTCTCAAAAATTCAATCAATGAAACAAATACTATAGCGAGTGCTATACAGAGTATAAGTAAAATTTCAAGTGTCTTGTCGTAAAGCCATAGTGCTTTCTCTTTAACATCAATTGATTCTAACCAATTGCGGATGTTTTCCATGTTCCTATTCCTATCATAATTATCACTACTATTGTCCGTAGTGTGTTATTGTTAATTTTAGTTGTTAAATAAAAAAGACTCACTAGAAGGAGTCCTTGAAGATATGTCATCTTCTTCTTTTTCTTACGAGAAACTTCGTATGTTCTCGATGCAGTTTCTCTTGTCTTTTGACTGCAGCAGCTTTCTTTCTTTTTCTTTTTGCTGTAGGTTTTTCGTAGTACTGTAGTTCTTGTAGTCTTGCTTTACGATTATCGTTGTCAAGTCGTCTACGAAGTATACGAACTGCCTTGTCTACTGATATTCCTCTTATTTCAATTCTCATTTAATCCTTGTGCTCGTGTGAGGCGACACAGGTCATTGGCGATGTTATACTGTTTGTCCACCATTGCTCTTATAAATTTATGCACCCACGCACAGTCATAAACAAAGTCCTGATTCATAGTATCAAGTCCAAGTTTCTGTGCTTCAACAATAAGTGCAGTAGTAAGCTTATGAGATATATCATCAGCTTTTTTCATTCGTGGAAATTCTATTACTTTCATCTGTTCTCCTGTGAAACGCCCATCCTCTTTTGCGAAGATAGTTAACTTGTGAAGTTATTTGCGAGTAGCTTCTCATAAGTTTGCTCGCTAACTCCTCCATTGGTAAAACATTGTAGTGGTCTTTAAGTATTTGCCTCTCTTTGTGCGACCATGTACCTCGTCTCTGTAATTTCATATTAATATTATAACAAATCAAAAACCATGTGTCAAGAATTATTTTTAGTTATCTGTAATTTAGTTCTTGACACCACCTGAGAAATATAGTATAATATCTATAATTGGAGAAAAACATGAACATAGATATAGCATATTTAATGATATTAATCGCTAGCGTTGCTGGTGCATATTTTGTAGGTAGACGAGTTGGAATTGGAGACACGCTAGACTACATGAAGGCACAGGGTCACATTGATTTTGATGACTAATCAAAAAATTTATCTTGACTTCAAGGTTAATTTATAGTATAATTATATAGAAGTGTAGGAATGGTTCTTACACATTGGCGTCAATACCGAAAGGGTTGGCATAGTTTTACTGAAAAAGGAAATTAGGAGAAAATCATGACGATTGATATTAGTAAATTTTGGCTTGGAATGAACAATGATTGGCTGTTGCATAACACCGATACATCATACCCAAGATATAACATAGTTGAAAACACAAGCACAGGCAATTATCGCATAGAAGTTGCAGTGCCAGGCTGGTCTAAGAAAGAACTTGAGTTAGTTCATGAAGATAATGAACTGCTCATCAAGGGGAAAAAAGAACGCAAACTTGGTGAGAGTGAAAGATTCGCTCATCAGGGACTAAGTCTTAAATCTTTTGAGAGAAAGTTTATATTAAACGCGGACTTAAAAGTAGACTCTGTCGAATTAACAGATGGACTATTGACTATCGCACTGTCTAAAACTCCGAACTCCAATCGTAAAGTATTGGATATTAAATGAAATCAATTATAGATAGTTTTAGACAAATAGATAAGTATGACGACGTAAGAGATATATTAGAACAAGCTACATTAGTGTGCTTCTTCGGCGTAGCCGTAGTAGCCAGTGTAGGATATGTCGTTTGATTGTCTATTGTCAAAGACCTAAATCGAGGCGTACTCGCAAGAGTACGCTTCGTCTTAAGGCAAAGCGTCAAAGTCAAGACAGAGAACTACTAGACTATGCAAATACATTGCAAAAGGAACTAGAAGAATCAATACGGAGGTTAACACCGCATGATAACAGTAAGCGACACAGCACTAGAAAAGCTCAAACAAAGAGTAGAAAATAAACAAGTATGGGGAGTTAGACTCGCCTTACTACCAAATGGCTGCAATGGGTGGTCGTATGACTTGAAGTATCTTGATGAACCAAGCATTTCAAGTGATGCAACATTTTACAATATAATTGCAGTTGATCCTATGACATGGGGATATGTAAAAGAGATTTTCATAGATTGGGAAGAAGATGGACTAAATGAAAGATTTGTAATACAAAGTCCACAAGAAACAGCACAGTGTGGCTGTGGAGAGAGTTTTAGTATATGAAAATATCAAATGAAGGATTAGCACTCATTAAAAAATTTGAAGGGTGTGAACTTGAAGCATACCAAGACGCAGTAGGCGTATGGACTATTGGATACGGACACATTAAAGGTGTTCATGAAGGCATGACAATAACAAAAGATCAAGCCGAAGAAATGCTACTCGAAGAACTAGTAGAGTACGAAACTCATGTATTAAATGCAGTAGAGAATCAATTAGATCAGTGCATGTTTGATGCATTGGTATCATGGACATACAATCTCGGTCCAACTAATCTAAACTCCAGCACAATGTTGAAAGTTCTAAATGCAGGAAACTATGAAGAAGTTCCAGCACAAATTAAAAGATGGAACAAAGCAGGTGGAAAAGTATTAGAAGGATTAGTAAGAAGAAGAGAAGCAGAAGCATTATTATTTGAAGGAAAAGATTGGTCTCATGTCTGAGATGAAAATTAAAATAGACTCTGATCTATTATTAAAAGCCGCGGCACACGCGGAAAGTAGAGGCATGACACTAGAAGAATATATTCAAGAGTTTGTTACAATGCTTAAAGAAGAAAAGTGGAAAGATGAACAAAATTAAAGCACTTTGGTCAAAAATTAAAAGTAGATTTGTTAGTCTACAAAAACTTACAGTAAGTTATAATTATACTTGGGGAGACGGAGACGACCAAGTATTTATAGTTAAAAAGTTCTTTATTACAAAAGATAACTATATTAAGTTTAGAACAGAAGATAATAAAATAGTTGAACTTCGAGGCTCAACAGGATTAAATTATAGAATAGAGGACGTATAATGCAACAGTTTTTTATAGGAATAATAGTAGTACTTGGAGGCGCTTGTTGGTGGTTATGGACAGAAAATGGAATTCTTAAAGAAAATAATATTCAACTAGAAAGTGCAGTAGCTACTCAAGAAGAAACAATCTCTACTTTACAGAATGATTTTGCACTTCAAACCTCACAATTAAATGAATTACAAGTAAAAGGTCAAGAAATTCAAAAAGAAATGAATAGATATCTTGACATTTTTAAAAGACATAATTTAACAAAATTGGCAGCAGCCAAGCCTGGTTTAATAGAACCAAAGGTTAACAAAGCAACAAAGGAAGTGTTTGATGGAATTGAAGCAGATAGTAGGGACATTGACAGTGCTGATGATGGTATCACAGTGCAGTCTCTTGCAACCAAAGAAAATAGAGGTTAGTGCAAAACCAATAGAAAGGCAAATTGCTCAGCCTGTATTGCCTAGAGAAATAGATTTAAAAGAGCCTTATTGGTATGTAGTAAGTGCTGAAAACTTAGATGAATTTCTAGCAAGAGTTGAAAAAGAGTCAGGACAAGTAGTATTTTTTGCTATGTCAGTACCTGATTATGAGTTAATGGCATACAATATGCAAGAACTAAAAAGATATATTAAAGAATTAAAACAAGTAGTAATATACTACAGAACAGTAACTACAGAAGATGTTTCAACAAATTAAAGATTATTTATCAAACTTATATCATTATAGAATTATGTCCAAAGGTGCAAAATTCTTTGATAGAAATCCCATAGTTCAAAGTCGATTTGAGGAAAACGAAGAGTGGCTTGAACATATAGAAGATAGAGTGGCTATCTTGGAGGAACATTCGCACCCTCCTAAAGACTTGTGCGAATTTGATA